GTTGTGAGTTTTGACTTGAACTCACTATACCCACACTTGATTATGCAATACAATATTTCCCCAGAAACTTTGGTTGAAGATAGATTCCCTGGAGTATCTGTAGATAAACTTCTTAAAAAGAAAGTTGATATCCCAGAAAATCATCCATATACTGTGTGTCCTAATGGTGCACAGTATAGAAAAGATGTAAGGGGATTCCTCCCAGAACTGATGGAAAAGATGTACACAGATCGTGTCATCTATAAAAAGAAGATGCTTGTTGCAAAACAGGAGTATGAAAAAACTCCTACTGTAGAGTTGATGAAGGAAATTGCCAGATGCAATAATATTCAGATGGCAAAGAAGATTTCTCTCAACTCTGCTTATGGTGCAGTTGGCAATGAATACTTTAGATATTTTCTTATTGAAAATGCTGAGGCAGTTACTCTTTCTGGGCAGGTTTCAATCAGATGGATTGAAGATAAGATGAACCAGCATCTCAATAAAATTCTTAAAACTGATGGAGTTGATTATGTTATTGCTTCTGATACTGATTCTATCTATCTTAATATGGGTCCTTTTGTTGATGCTGTATTCGGAGGACGAGAGAATAATACTGATCGCATTGTGTCTTTCCTTGATAAAATCTGTAGGTCTGACTTTGAGAAGTATATTGAAAGTTCTTACCAAGAATTGGCGACATATGTAAATGCATATGATCAGAAGATGCAGATGAAGAGGGAGAACATTGCAGAGAGGGGAATCTGGACTGCAAAGAAAAGATACATCCTCAATGTTTGGGACTCTGAAGGAGTTAGGTATTCTGAACCAAAACTCAAGATCATGGGCATGGAAGCAGTTAAATCTTCTACTCCTGCTCCCTGCAGAACTATGATTAAAGAAGCATTCAAAATCATCATGACCAAAACAGAAAAGGAAATGATTGATTTTATTGATAAAACTAGGAAAGAATTTTATAGTCTCCCTCCAGAGGAGATTTCATTTCCAAGAACTGCTAATAATATTAGCAAATATAGATCAGTAAATGCTATCTATGAGAAAGGAACTCCTATTCACATTAGGGGAGTCCTGCTGTATAATCATTACATCAAGAAGAATAAACTGGACAATAAATATCCAGTTATCAACAATGGAGAAAAGATTAAGTTTTGCTATTTAAAAAAGGCAAATCCATTGCATGAAAATGTAATATCTTTTATCCAACAGTTTCCCAAAGAATTGAACATTGGAAAGTATGTTGATTATGAACTTCAATTTGATAAGAGTTTCCTAGAACCTCTCAAAACTATTCTCCAATGTATCAATTGGAAAACTGAAAACACTAATACACTAGAATCTTTCTTTGTATAACTATGGATTTTTTAAAAGATATTGTAAAAGAAATTGGTGGTGAGTACACAAAACTTGCTGCTGATATTGATGAGACTGAAAATTATGTTGATACAGGTTCATACATTTTTAATGCACTGGTTTCAGGTAGCATATTTGGTGGTGTATCTGGGAATAAAATTACTGCTATTGCTGGAGAGTCTTCTACTGGAAAGACTTTTTTCTCTCTCGCAGTGGTTAAGAACTTTCTTGATACTAATCCCGATGGTTACTGTCTCTACTTTGATACTGAGGCTGCTGTCACTAAATCTCTTTTAGAATCTCGTGGAATTGATACTTCTCGTCTTGTGGTTGTCAATGTTGTTACTATTGAAGAATTTAGATCAAAGGCGCTCAAAGCAGTAGATCTATACTTAAAGAAAAAGGAAGGAGAACGCAAACCTTGTATGTTTGTTCTTGATTCTCTTGGTATGCTTTCTACTGAAAAAGAAATTGATGATGCCTTGAATGACAAGCAAGTTAGAGACATGACTAAATCTCAACTTGTCAAAGGTGCATTCAGAATGCTGACTCTTAAACTTGGTCAGGCAAACATTCCTATGATTGTCACTAACCACACATACGATGTTGTTGGATCTTATATTCCAATGAAAGAAATGAGTGGTGGATCTGGTCTCAAGTATGCAGCATCTACTATCATCTATCTTTCTAAGAAGAAAGAAAAGGATGGTACTGAAGTTGTTGGTAATATTATCAAAGCAACAACTCATAAATCAAGACTTAGTAAAGAAAATAAAACTGTTGAAGTTAGACTTTTCTATGATGAAAGAGGTCTTGACAAATACTATGGACTCCTTGATATTGCAGAAAAGTATGAGATCTTTGTCAAGTCTGGAACTAGATATCAAGTCCCTGATGGTACTTCCCAGTATGCAAAAACCATTATGGAAAATCCAGAAAAGTATTTTACTGATGATGTGATGCAGGCAATTGATGAAGCATCCAAACAAGAATTCTCTTATGGATAATATTAGGATTATCAAATCTGGAATAGATATATCCAAGGTTCTGAAGCAAATTGAAGACAATCCAGAAGATTGGGGATCACAAAAATCTGCTGGAAAGACAAAACAAGTAGATCCTACAAAATATAAAACAACTGTAGATGTTCTTCAATTGATTATGGGTGGTGTCAATAAACCTGGAGAACTTGCATTCAATACTGAAATTTGTATTAAAGCACCAGCATATGATAGACACACTGAAGTTTTTAAAATTCTAAACAAGTATTTTAAAAAATATCGTAGGTGTGCTTTTCTAAAACTTCCTGTTGGGCAAGAAGTTGGATTTCATATTGATGAAGGAACTTACTATGCAACAAAGGACAGATACCACCTTTCCATTCAAGGGAAATACAGGTATACTGTGGGTGATGAAACCATCATTGTAGAACCAGGGACACTGTTCTGGTTTAATAATAAACTGCCACACAGTGCAGTAAATATAGGGGATGTACCAAGAATCACTTTTGTTTTTGATGTTCCCCATCACAAACGTAACCCTTAGGACTTTTATTGATGGAGAAAGTAGAAACTACAATTCTTAGAAATTTACTTTTTAATAATGATTACTGTAGGAAAGTCCTTCCTTTTTTGAAGGAGGATTACTTTGAAAATATTCATGAGAGAGTAGTTTTTGAAGAGATCTGTAAGTTCATCATTGCATATGATGATCTTGCAACAAAAGAAGTTCTCTTGATTGAGACTGAAAACAGAACTGACATTTCTGAAGATACCTATAAGACTATCTGTGATTATGTCTCACTGCTAGATAATTCTCCAGTAGACAATAAATGGTTGGTTGACACCACTGAAAAGTGGTGTAGGGATAGAGCAATTTATCTTGCCCTGATGGAATCAATCAAGATTGCAGATGGACAAGATGAAAAGAAATCAAGAGATTCTATTCCATCTATCCTACAGAATGCTCTAGCTGTCAGTTTTGACAATCACATTGGACATGACTACTTAAATGACTATCAAGAAAGATATGATGCCTACCACAGAAAAGAAGACAAAATCCCATTTGATCTTGAATACTTTAACAAAATTACCAAAGGGGGTTTACCTTCTAAGACTCTTAATGTCGCACTTGCTGGTACAGGTGTCGGCAAGTCTTTATTCATGTGCCACATGGCTAGCGCCGTGTTGCTCCAAGGGAGGAACGTTCTCTACATTACAATGGAGATGGCAGAAGAAAAAATTGCTGAAAGAATTGATGCAAATCTCCTGAATGTAAACATCAAGGATATTGCTGATCTTCCTAAGCAAATGTTTGATACCAAAGTAAATAATATTTCCAAGAAGACTCAAGGTACTTTAATTATCAAAGAGTATCCAACTGCTTCAGCACATACAGGTCACTTCAAATCACTTCTTAATGAGTTGTCACTTAAGAAATCATTTAGACCTGATATTATTTTTATTGACTATCTTAACATCTGTGCCTCTAGTAGATACAAGTCAAACTTCTCTGTAAACTCTTACTCATATGTAAAAGCAATTGCAGAGGAACTTCGTGGATTGGCAGTGGAATTTGATGTTCCTATTGTTTCTGCTACCCAAACCACTAGGAGTGGTTATGGCAACTCTGATGTAGAACTGACTGATACTTCAGAATCCTTTGGTCTTCCTGCTACTGCAGACTTTATGTTTGCTCTTATCAGCACTGAAGAGTTGGAGCAGTTAGGTCAGATTATGGTCAAACAATTGAAGAATAGATATAATGATCCTACAGTCAACAAAAGGTTCATTGTTGGTATTGATAGGGCAAAGATGAGACTCTATGACTGTGAACAAAAAGCACAGGATGATATTCTTGACTCAGGGCAAGATGAAGAGTATACTTATGAAGATGAACCAAAACAAAGTAAATTCGCAGGTTTTAAATTCTAATGACTGGACAAGTTGATTTTAACAAGTACCAACAATTTGTAGATGCAGTTACCTCTGATGCATCTAGAGACTTTGTTGCTTTCTCAGATCGCATTGTTGAACTGGATCGCAAAGGTGCAAATATTGAAAGACTTCTTACTGCTGGTGTTGGTATCAATGCTGAGGGTGGTGAGTTTCTTGAGATCATCAAGAAAATGATCTTTCAAGGAAAACCCTGGAATGAAGATAACAAAGATCACCTTCTCACTGAACTTGGTGATTTGATGTGGTATGTTATGCAAGCATGTATTGCACTGGAAACTCCCATTGATCAGGTGATTGCAAAGAATGTAGAGAAACTTGAAAAGCGTTATCCTGGTGGTGCTTTTGATGTTTACTACTCTGAAAATCGTTCTGAAGACGATAGATAATAATAAAGATAAAATGGCAGGAGCAACATCACTTCAAGAGCAATGTTCAATCATTGCAATGTACTACGCTATCGATAAAGGTGCTGATACTAGAGCTTTAATGGATCTAGATTTGAAGAATACTCTTTATTCAACTTATAGAGGAATTAATACAGATTGGTATACAACTTTTTTGGAGCAAGCAGAAGCTGTAAAAGATTATCTTGGAGTTAGGGGACAAGATGTTTCCTATAAGTATGGATGGTTTGATGGTAGTCCTGGATGGAATATAAATAAAATCCCTTCCAGTAAAGTAACTAGCATTGTTACTGATATTTGGGATGTTTTTACAAGAGAACAGAGAGATTTATTTGGAAACAAAAAAGACTCTTGGAATACTGCAGATGTTTATATTGTAAAAGCATCTAAAGAATCTGAAATTTTAAGAGAGGTAAGAGAACTTCATAGATTATTTTCAGAATCAACAAGCCCAGAAATTTTTGTTGGAGTTCTGAAAACTTACATGTCTAAATGTTTAAAAAATAAATGGTTAATTCCAATCTCTCTAAAGAAAAGAACTTCTGGAGTTAGAGTAACTGCAAAAGAAAACAATGTTGATGACTACCCCATTGGATCATTAACAGTTATGGAAGCTTCTTTTGATGAAGATCCATATAGTTATTTTGAGATTGAAGATAGGGGAGAGTTAGATTTTAAAGGAAACTCTTTTAAATATAAAGCTAGTTTTACTGTAGGTTCTTATAAACAAAAATATCAAATTGAACAAAGAATGCAGGGTGCAGGATCAAAGCAAGAAGTTAAAGATATTGTTGCCACTACAAGTGGGAACTATAAAGCTGCATCTGCTCAAACTGGTCTAGTTCCTGCACCTAAATTTTCTGCAATGATTTTAGAGTATGCAAATGAAGAATATAATCATAACATTCCTAATGTAAACTCTTCTTTTACTGATAGAGAAAAGGATTATTGGAAAAATTATTTTAAAGAAATTTATTCAGATAATACTTTTTCTGGAGTAAATTTTGGCACACTCAAAATTATGGGAACTCAGTATACTCCAGAAGATTTTATGGAAGTTGCTATTGGTATAGATGATCTTACTGATGCTCAAGTTAGATCTAGTTATGGTGTTAGTAAGGGTGATTATTCTGCTAAACTTAGGAATAAACTGAGACATTTGAGATTTATGAAGGCATTTATCAATGCAAAGAAAAGAGGAGATGAAGTATTTGGTAAATTTATTTGTGAAATTTATTATAGAGCAGCAAAAATGAATATGGACGAAAGTGAATTGTCTGGACCATTTGTTAAAATTGCTTGACATAGCACCTTATATCTGATACAGTTGTACAACATTAAATACCTCTATGATTGATCTGAGAACTGGAGACTGCATTGAGTTAGCAAAGCAACTTGATGACAACTCTATTGATTGTACTGTAACATCACCACCATATAACAAACAAAAGATTGGTGGTGGTTTGTTTCGTAAAATTGAATATGATAAGTTTGATGATTCTCTTCCAGAAGATGTATATCAGGAGCAGCAGATTGAACTTCTGAATGTTCTCTTTGATAAAACCAAAGAGGGTGGTTCTCTTTTTTACAATCACAAAGTAAGGTATCTTCAAGGTAATGCAACTTCTCCTTGGGAATGGTTGCCTAAGACTAAGTGGCACATTAGAGAAGAAATTATCTGGAACAGAGGTAGTGGTCCTGAGATTTCTGGATACAGATTTACTCAGATTGATGAAAGAATCTATTGGTTGTGTAAAGGTGCAAAGAGACCCAAACTTCCCAGAAGGTCTGTTAACTATGGATCAGTTTGGAAGTTTGGTCCTGAGATGAAGAATCCTCATCCAGCACCATTTCCTATTGTGCTTCCTCTTAGATGCATTCAGGCAGTGATGGAAACCCCTGGTGTTGTTCTTGATCCTTACAGTGGTTCAGGCACAACTGGTCTTGCTGCTACACTTCTTGGTCATGACTATATTGGTTTTGATCTTTCTGATGATTATCATGAAATGGCAAGAGAAAGAATCAACAACCCATCCAGAAGAGATCTTGAAAAGTTTACTGAAGAGTGTGGTGTTGAGGTAAATAGTGAAAAGGGTTTGTTCAGTCTACTTGAATCCTGATGGAAGATTTTTTCAAGGAATTAATTCCCATATATAAAAAATATGTAAAGGTGAAACAATTAAAGAGGAAAACCATAGAAAATTTTTCTAGGTTTTACTCTTCTTTTATGGATCAGTATCAAGACCCAAAAGATAAGAAGAATAAATATTTACATGCTAAAAGCATAGGGTTGCAATACATACTTGATAATCAGGACTTGATATATTCAGAAATCAATAAATGAAAAAATTCCTAGAGTTCGTAACAGAAGCAAGAACATCCCAAGCTGCTCAGCAAGCAAAGAAGCTTGGGTATGTTGGCGATGGACATGGATATTGGATTGATAAAGAGGGTGCTAGAAAAGCACAAACAGTAAAGGGAAAACTTCAGTTCTTAGATACAAAGAAAAAGAAGAAAGGGGAAGAGGGAGATTCTAATAAACAAGAACCTGCCGAGGTAAAGGCAAAGAAATTAGGTAAGGCAAAACCTGCACCAAAGAGACTTGGTGCAAAAGCAAAACCACCCACATCAGATAAGTCAAAAAAACCACAGCAGACTGGAGCAAAAGCAAAGTCTGGAGCACCACAACAAGCAGCACCTAATGGTGACTTTGTAACTATTGCTATTGGAAAATTTAATCCACCAACAAAGGGACATAAAAATCTACTAAATGCTCTGAAGCAAGCAGCATCTGGTGGAAACTTTTATATTTTCCCATCAAGAACTCAAGATGGTAAAAAGAATCCATTAGATCCAGAGACTAAAATTGACTTCATGAAAGCAATGTTTCCTGAGTATGCAGAGAGAATCATTGACAGTGAAGAATTTAAGACCATCTTTGATGTCTTGGCATTCTTAAATCAAGAAGGATATACTGGTGTCAACATTGTTTGTGGATCAGAGAGATGCTCTGAGATTGATAATCTTGCAAAGAAAACCAATGGACAACTTTATAATTTCTCTTCAATCAATGTAGTATCTTCTGGACCAAAAGATCCAGACTCTGAGGAAAATTCTTCAGATGCTAGAAAGGCAGCAGCATCTGGTGATTTTGAATCATTTAAAAAAGCAATGCCAGCAGGAGTACAACCAAAGATTATCAAGCAATTGTTTGATGAACTTGGTGGATCTTTAGAAGTAAAGGAAACATGGCAGATTGCTCCAGATTTAGATCCAAAGGGATTGAGAGAACATTATGTATTTGATAAACTCTATAAGGTTGGTGATATTGTAGAGAGTTGCAATACTGGACTTAGGGGAGAGATTATTAGATCTGGTGCAAATCATCTCATCTGTGTAACTAAAGATGGCATTATGTTCAAGTCCTGGATCAAGGATGTTACTTTAGTATAAATAAAATTAAACATCTAATTAAGTAAATGGATAACATTTGGGCAGATTCTTTTTCTGAAATCAGAGAACTTTCTTTGCAAGAAAAGAAAGAAGAAAAAAAAGAAGGTAAACCAAAGCGTTGGTGGGACGATGATGGTGATGGTATTGGATATGAGAAAGGGGAAGTAGGCGGCAAGTTTAAGAAGACTAAGAAAGAAGGAAAGGATTATGATCCTATGGAGGATCCTGAGTTTGATCATGATGAGGCAGAAAGAACTCGTGGTCAATCTGGCAAACATGCTAAAAAGAAAACCAAGAAAGAAGAAGTTGAAATTGAAGAGGGTCTGAAGCAAGCACGTAAGAATGTTGGTGCTTCCAAGTGTTGGTCTGGATATAAAGCACAGGGCACTAAGAAGAAGGGTGGTAAGGAAGTTCCTAACTGTGTCCCAGAAGAAAGGCAACTTGTTAGCAAGAAAGATAATAGTGAAATGATTGATGTTATGAAGGGTAAGAATAAGATTGAACTCAATCCACAAATTTCTGAAGAAATTCAAGAGTGGATTGGTGAACTTCTTGATGAAGGATATGATCTTTCTCAATTCACCCCTGATGAAATTGTTGATATCTATGAGAGTGCAGATCTTGTAGAAGAGAATGGAATGGATAGCACTCAACTTGCAATGGCAAAATCACAAGCTGCCAGAGCAAAAGTTAAAAAAGAAAGAGAGGATCTAAGAGTTGCCCAAATGCAACAGAGAACTAAGTATGATGCAAGTGAAGCAGTTCTTTCTTTTGTAAATGGTAGATCTCTTCCTATCTTTGAAGTTAAAAACTAAATATAAGAGTCCAATCTGGAGATCATCATGTTACTAGTAGTATCTGTGGTAAAACCACTTATCATGCAACTGGCAACTCATCCTGCAGTTAAAAAACTTGTGATTGACCTTTTGGAAAGATATGTAAAATCAACTGACAATAGTATTGATGATGCTGTATTAGCAACAGTAAAAGAATTGTTATTCAAACCACAAGAAGGTTAATTTTATGGGGCAGACTAACTGCCCCTTTTTATAAATAAATTAAGAAAAGAATTTTAGTTAGGGTAAATCACATGGCTCTTTGGGGAACAGCAGATAGTATTTATTCACCAGGCACTATCGACCTTGTTTATGGGACCAAAACTATTACTGGCACTGGCACCTCATTTACGTCAGCGTATGTGGGATCCGTGATTCATATTGGTGCAGGTAGCACTGTTGGTAAAGCAGTTATCAAAACTGTTACTAATGCTACAACAATTTCAATTGCATCTACTCAATTCCTCAGTGGAGTTGCTGTTGCTGGATTGGCATATACTTGTTCAGAGGAACCAATCTACACTTTAGGTGATTCAACTTATAATAGCACTCACAACTCCACCAATGATGTTGTTGGTGTAGATATCTATGAGACTGCTGCTGTCAGAGATACTGATTACTCAGGTGGAGATACTGGATATAAGTATGCAGTAACTCATGCTGGTTGGGTTGGTGTTCATACCTATGTTGACATGCATGGCAACCTAAGAGTTAAGTCTGAAACTCTTGTTGCAATGTCTGGCATCACAACCAACCTTCCTCCATCATCTGCTGCTTATGCAACAACTGGTGATGCTAATGATGACACTGCATACCCAGATAGAACTGTTACCTTCCTGACTCAGCCAACTGCTATCACAGGAATTGGAACAACTACTGCTGCTACCCTGACTGCAATTGCTCTGGCAACTCCTTATGTTGGACTGTCAACTCAGTGGTACTATGCATACCCAGTCTCTGCTGGATACACAGCACTGTCTGCTGGTCCTATCTTCAGCAATGTTACTGGACCTGTTCTTGGAATTGCAGCTACAACAACTGTTGCTGATATCCCAGATGGTTGGACCTTCAGAGCTGTTGTCACAGGTGATGGTGTAAGTGCTGAGTCTGCTGCAGTGGGGTATTCAACTAACTGATAATTTATGAAATTTGATGAATTGAATGAAGAGAATTATATTTTATTTGCAATAAAGCATTATGATAATCCTCAAGCGGTAACGCAAGAGGATTTTTTTGAAGACTTAAGCAGATTCAAATATATTAAAAAGTTACTAAGAAGATATACAAAATCAGGAGATTTAAAAACAAGTCTCCTGATCAATCATTTTATTATTGTTTTTAATATTTTCAATGAAGCTGCACTTCCTCTTCTGTTTTTTAAAATAGAAAAAGAACTTTGGTCTTCATTAAAAACCTTTTTAGTATTTCTAGATAGAGTTCCAGATTATCCAAAGACTTTTATTAATGAGATACCTGTTGATGATGAATGTTTAAAATTGTTGCAGTCAATTTAAAAATGGAAAACTCAAAAATAAACAGAATAATAAATATCATTAGAGAAGAAATGACTGCCACTGGAGGAGGATTATCAGGACTACCACCTGATGAACCACCTGTTGATTTGAGAAAGAAAAAATACAAGAAAATTCCATACTTCTTTAGAGAACTCTTAAAGAAGAAAAAGTAATGTTTGGGCAAGATAGTAAAATACAAATTGCTGTATTAACAGAAAAATTTAAAGTACATGAGGCAATGGTGGAGAGGGTGGATACTGCCATCCAAACCTTAAGCGAAACAAATCAAAATATTTGTAAGATGCTTGCTGTCCATGATGAAAGGATAACAGTGCAGGCAAGAACTGATGATGATGTTTATAGAAAAATAGAAAATGTTGAGTGTAAGGTAGAATCATTATATAAGTTTAGATGGCAAGCAGGTGCTGTTGTTGGTGTCATAATGCTTTTTATAGGTGCCTTTAATGCATGGGGTCCAAAGGTGTTGACAGGACCATCATCATCCTCTACTATAGAGAGATCTAAGTAGATCTTCTCTTTGTAATGAGTTTTATTGACGCCAAATACATTGGTTTAGTTTCTTCTAGGCTGGATAAATTTTCTCAGAAGAAACAAGGACTGTATAATTTTAGGTGTCCTTATTGTGGAGATTCTCAAAGACATAAGAATAAAGCAAGGGGATACATTTACAAATATAAAAATGATCATAACTTCAAGTGTCACAACTGTGGAGTGTCAAAGTCTCTTAGTCATTTTTTAAAAGACTTTGATAACACTCTTCATGATCAGTATGTTATGGAGAGATATAAGAATGGATTGACTGGTAAAGGATCCAACACTGCAGATCCCACCTTTAATTTTCAGGAACCAAAGTTTTTCAAGAAAAATGAAGATCCTGAAATCCTGAAAAATTTTGACCTACCAACATTGGCAGAACTAAATAAAGAACATCCAGCAAGAGTATATGTAGACAAAAGAAAAATTCCAGAGAAGTATTTAAATCAGTTGTACTTCTGTGAAGAATTTAAAAAATGGACAAATACTCAAAAGCACACATTTGAATCTACTGCTCAAGACGAACCAAGAATCATAATCCCACTCATCAATAAGGGAACAGTCATAGGGTTTCAGGGTCGCAGTTTAAAAAAGAATTCTAAAATTAAATACATTACCATAATGCTGGAGGAGAATGCTCCAAAGATT